TTAATACATATAGTTATCTACAACAACATTGACACGATTATGTCCAAGTGCCTTAGATACTTGTTTTAATACTTCTTTATCATATCCTTTGTATTTTTCATGTTTCTCATTACCTATTCTATTGAACAATTCTTTATATAAGTTTTTGGCATATTGTGCTCTATAAAAGTGAGCTGCAACATGAGTATCAAATAATTTAAAAATTGCTTCATTAGGATGCAATTCATGCCTATTTGTAAAATCAGTAAATTCAGTTTGATATTGTTCCAGAACTGGTGCAGTTCTTTCCTTGCCCCCTTTTTCGATTAATCTAACTCCTGTAGCAAGTCCATTTTTAAATACTATGTCAGAATACTTTACTCTCATTATGGAATCTCTTCTACAACCACAGGATCTAATAAAAAATATTTGCTCCTTACACTTAGTCAATAGACCTGGTCTATTTACTTCAGGTCCATTCCTACTACGTTTTATATCAATTAGTTTTCTCTGTTTTAACCCTATTTCCTTTGATTTAAGGTTGAATTTGAAAATTTTATTAATAGCAGCCATATCCTGCTTAACAGTCCAAGCAGAACAATATTCATCTCTGTATTGTAAATATTCGCCAGCAACCTCAGTAGTAACTAAATTGATTTTGTTAATGCCTTTAACTTCTTTAAGCCAGTTGGCAAAATATTCACCACACTTTCTATATGCTTTAGCTGTATTTATACTTCTAATTGTATATGTCTTTGCAGGGTTATACCCTTTTAAACTTCCGTATAACACTATATGAATTTCTCTTGCATCCTTTTGTGCTTCTTTTTTCTTTTCTCCTAATATTGTTATTGTACTGATTCTATGTTGGATTTGGTTATTGATTCGACTCATTCATTATCACCTCTAAATAATTCTTTGTATGTAAAAGAGAGGTAGAGAACCGTCTTTGCGTCCGTTTACCTACCTTTTTTTATCATCAGTTGTCAAGGAACCACGATGAATAAGTTTAGAAAGTACATTTTTTATAGTAGATGAAAAGAACTACTTAGATTTAATAATGAATTTGTTTGGATTCTACTTTAGATTTGTATTTAGAATAGTAATAAGAAATTAAAAAGAGCAATAGTTATAATTCCCATCAGGGCATAACTATTGCTCAGTTAACTTAAAGAATTTATATAATAAAGAAATATTTGTCTATATTATATTATGAGCGTAATTAATTGTCAATGCTATTTTATATATTTATTCAATTTCATTATAAATAATACAATTTTCTCCGAAATATTGGGGAAAATAATTTGTACTTGTTCTAAGCCATTATTTTGCGTTTTAACGAAAGTTGTATATCTCTTGGTATATTTATATTAAAAGTTTAGTTCAATTAATCCATTGTTATATTATGATGTAGATTTTTAGATATTTTACTAGCGTTTTTGTTGTTTTATGATAATATGTTTTTTGAGGTGATTATTTTTGAAAATTATAAATGAACCTATAAAAGTTATAGCTATTTTTAATCAGATTGGAAAAATTGAGCCAGTTAAATTTTGGTATGAAGATAAACCGATTATGGTTGAAAAGATTTTAAAGTCATACGAAGACAAGAACTTTGGGAATAACAATATAATGTTTGTATGTCAGCACAAAGGCAGTGACATTTATGAATTGAAGTATGACCTTAAAAGTAATACCTGGTACCTTTACAAAAAATAAAAAAGACCGGACATTGTGTGTCCGGTTATTAGGATCACTCCTAAAGTCCAAAGCCAATTATATTATGAATTCGCCTTGAATTTTCTCCCTGAAATACATACTCACTGTTTGCATCCATAAATGTTGAACCGCCACCATCAAGTGATATGGCTATATCATATGGTTCTTCTCCTATTGATATTAATTTTAATAAATCACCATGAGAAATACTTGGTACAGTTAACAAGTAACATTTATTTAATCTCTTGTTATATCCTAATACTGTTTTATTTCGTTTTGCTAACACACCGGATTGGTCTTCTTCTTTACCTGTAACCTTGTTTATACCTTTTTTAAATCCCTCACTTACAGGAGAATAATAAAAATTAGAGTCTTGCGTATTTCTTAAACCAACACCGCCAACAACTAACCTAACCTTACTTAAATCTAATTCAGACAAGAAATATATCCTCTTCAAATCGACTGTACCATCTTTATGAACAATAAAAACAGACTGAGGACAGCCGAAATTATAATAATGATTTGCAACATCTCTATATGCTTTTCCATCTTCATACAATATACTTGTAGGATATGTTATACCATCATTGTTATACCAATAAAATGTTCCGTTGGTGCAGTTCGTAAATTCGGTAATATTCCAAATTTTCTTATCAACAACTTTTACGGTTAAATCTTCGGCATTTCCCTTTAATTCAGTCATACCATTACTATATTTTTTAAATTCATCTTTCTTTTCTTGGCTAATTCCAAAGTATTCAAGCAAACCGTGTGTAATACCAATTGCACAAGCTTGTCTAAATTCATCCGTAATTAACAACTTAGCTTCATTTAAATTGTCCATGAAAGCACATTCACATAAGCAGGCTGTCATTTTAGCATTCTTAATTATATAAAACTCTTCTCCAATAACTCCTCTATCTTTTAACTTTATAGACTGCACTAAGTTTTTATGGATAGTTTCAGCAAATTTCTTATCAACGGGATTTGTAGGGTAATGATATGTTTCTGTTCCATTTTGACTACCCCATGCTCCTGTTAATGCATTTGCATGAACTGATACTAATACTATTTTATCATAAAGAGTTTTTACTTTATCATAAAGTTGATTGACTCTTGAAATTCTTTCTTCCAAGCTTATATCTCTTTTTTCAGTTGTTGTGAAAACAACATCTATATTTTCCTGTTTTTCCAATAATAAATCAATTTTTCTAACAACTGCACGATTGAATTCATTTTCTTTCATGAAAGAATCATCCGGAAAGAGTGGAGTTCTCTTTCCAGGTGTATCTAATCCATGTCCAGAATCAAGAATAACTAAGTATGTCATAACTATCACTCTACTTTCTGTGATTGTTTTATTATCTGATTAACATAAACAGATGCTCCTGAACAAAGAATTCCCTGTGTAATTGCTGTAAATATTGCCATAAAGATATCTTTATTAGTATTTATATCAGCGGTTGCTAAAACCCAAATAACCGCAAGTAATATACCTAATACTCCTAAAGTTAAAGGAATGAATTTATCTTTAACTATTAACGTATTTTTTATCATTACTCCTAAAAAATAGAGTACTGGTATTAAAATCAGCATTTCCGGTTTAACAAATTCTTTTATTAATTCTATATCCATATTTATTCCTTCCTTTCTTGTGGATCCGTTGGTAGTTCGCTTAATTTTTCTACTAATTTTGTGACGGTTCCATTTCCGCCTAAATTGTGATATTGATTATATAAATTTTGAATATTATCACGAGCATAAATTGGACAAAAGCCTTTTTCTAGGTAGTGATTATAGGACTGAATAATTCTATCCCTCAGCAAAGCCTGCATGCCTAATTTAATTGCTTCTTGCTCTTTCAACTTACACTCAAGTTCTTTCATCTTTTTTTTACCAAAAAAAGTTATCCCGGCTACAATTGTTCCAAATATCGTTTGAACCCAATATTTAGTTATCCATTCATTCATAGATCACCTCGATTAAAAAAGAGGACATATGCCCTCTTTATTCAAGTCCATATTCTTTTCTTAGTTTAGCTGCAGCTTCTTCCATTTCTTGTATTTCATTGTCCATTTCTTCATAATTCAAGTTTTCACAGCCTGTGAAGTTGTACTTATAAGGTGTTTCTACGTTCCTGTTTTTAACATGTGCTATTAACATTTCAGTTGCAACACCCATATCAACTTCCTTTTCTCTTGAAATTACTTTTCTTTCTTCTAAATATTTTTCTTCAAAAATTACTTTAGTCATATTAACCCCTTCTTTTAAGTCACATGGACTATTAATTTGTATTATAAAAGGACCTCTTTAAGAGATCCTTTTATTGCTTTGTTTTCTGTATTTTATTGCTATATTTTTCATAGCAATATTTAAATATTACCATAATACTTTTTTCATATTATTAACCCCCTTTAGGACACGAAATTTTTCTTTTGTTGCCTACTCAATAGATTCTATTATCGTTGGAGTATCTCCCCAAACTGCCATGATAGCATTAACTTGTGCTTGTGGTAATTCATCAACTATCTGTTGTCTGCCTTTTTCACTGTTCGTATATGCACGTCTCCACGGCTCTCCTATTTGGTATTGTTGACCCATATAGTCAATATGTGTTTGTTTCTTAACACTTACACTATCTTGTGTAAGCATGTCTAATGTGTATTTTTCAGTCATTTTAAACCCTCCTTATCTTATATTGTTGAGTAAACACCAGAATATTCTATGTGTCCAGCAGTGTCCATATCAGGAGCCATCCACGAACCTCCCTCGGCATTTAACCCATACGGAGATAACCATGCACTATTTGCATTTACCGCCAATCCAGCATCTTTGCTTGTAGATGAACCCATTGCTAAATTGGAATATAAAATACTCATAACATTACGTGGTATAGTTCCTGCAATAAAAGGCAATCCACTAAAAATCAAACTTCCAGTCCCTGTATGTTGAGTCCACACTATTTTGGCTCTAATATACACTAAATTACCTATTTTTGTATAACGACCAATTTGCTCAGCATAAGTACCTACACCTGCTGTGGTATAACCTCCAACGGTCGGCGTCCATGTACCACTTTCAACTTTTAAACCATGAGCACCGTCTGCGTCTGTAATTAAATCTGTTAAGTGGGGAGCGAAAGAGTTATTTTGTTCCTTAACTTCATTTAGAGCTGAAACAATATCACCTTTTGCAGCTGTTATTAGATTTGCTAAATCACCAATCTTAATTGCTGGTGCCAGTTTAGCATTTGTAAGTGTATTATCAGGAACTTGTCCTAAAACAACTTGGTCAAGTAATGTCTTAAGGCTTCTTAATTGTGCTTGTACAGTTGTTCCGTTTACTCCTGCAATTGCAGTGGAGCCTATATTATCAGCTCCACTGTCATTTAATACTATGCTTAGCAAATTATCAATTAAAGCATTTATTTTATTCTTAATTTCATCTGGACTTTTATCAAAAGCTGCCTTAATTTGTGCTGCAGTCATTCCTTCTGCAGACGGATGATCCGGCAAAGATGCTACCGGATTACTTAAATTTATAATTTTATGATCGTTTAAGGCCATATCATCACTCCTTATCATTAATAGTTGGTAACTTTGTATTAAACTTAATACTTTTTATTGTAGGCAATGTACTTTTCTTCTCAGTCTTCTTTTCTTCTTGTTTCCAAACTTTTTCAGATACATCAAAATATTGATAAAGCTGTTCAAGTTTATTTTTATTCATTCCTGGATTAGCTTCATCAATTGCTTTTTTCTTGTTTTTAGCTAAAGATAAAGGAATAGTATTTCCGTCTTTATCTTTTTCGCTTGTTGCATCTTTCTGTGCTTCATATGTATTTAAAAACTCTTCAGATGTAAATCCATTTTCTAATGCATCCTTATATTTTTCAGTGTTTGCTCCACTTAGTGATTTAAATCCACTGTCTATATAGTCTTTTGCTGTAGGCAATGAATATTTGCCAAACAAAGAAGCTTTTGCATAATTTCCTACTGTTTTCTCAGTAGGAAATTGTAATGTGTCTCTTCCTTGACTATCTATACCAAAACTACCACCTTTATTTAATGTTGATATACCTTCAACCGCTTTCTTAACCTGTCCACCGCCAAAAGGTAAAGCTAAGTAGCTTGCAGGCTTAGCAAGTTCCTTTCCTAATGTCTGCAATGCTTTATTAGCTGGCATTTCACCTGTAACAAGTCCTGTTACTGATTTGACGGTGTTTGGGATATTAGGAATTGCTGATGAGATAGGTAACCTTCCACCGCCTATTAAACCACCAACAAAAGGTACTTCTTCAACTAAATTCCTTGATGTATTTGCAATAGCCTGATAAGTAGATTTGTCTTCATCAGTGAAATCACCAACTGCAGTTGATATTATATCAATAGGATCTAAAGCAGCTCTACGGCCAGTAACTTTTTCATAGAGTTCATTGTATAACCATGAAGCAACAAATATCTTTGTAAATGCCAATGCAATGGCTGTTATTCCTTGCTCTTTTAATTCATCTGGCACATCCTTAAAAATATATGACAACTGGTTGTTTACTTCTGTTTGAAACATTGTCATTGTTTTAGTTATAGGATTTTTCTTATTAAAAACAGTCGGTAATGCTCCTTTTGACCTATCAGCCATAACACCTGCGACCCACTTGTCTGCATTTTTTATTGCATCTCGCTCTGTCATTCCTTTATTCATGTTGTCATAATACTTAGCTCTAACCAAGCTTTCAGCCGTAAAATTGTCAATAATTTGCATAGGACTTGATAAAGTCTTACTAGCTTTTTGAAGTTTAGTCATAACTAATGGCTCACTGCCTCGTCTATTAGTCAAGAATGTACTCTTTTCTGTAAATCCATCAGCTTTACTGTATGTTTTAATAGTGTCTTTCATTCCATTAAACATATTTATTGATTTAACTCCGCCCAACCCTTGTGCGAGTGGAATAAAGTTAGTTATCCAAGAACCTGGATTTAAAGCAACCATATTTGCAGCAACCCTATTTTCCATAGCTTTAGAAATTTCATACATTCCTCTTCCAAGAGTGTGCTCCATGGTTCTATCACCTAAGTCCTTTTTACCGGCAAGGCTATCAGTATAACTTCTCAAGTGTGTAACTAAATAAGGAAATTTGTTTTTGTCTATTTCATATAGCTCTTCAATTCTGTTTCGCTTGTCAATTTCATCCATGTTGTCATTTTCTCTTATTTTGTCAACTTCAGCTTTAATTCCATCACTTGAGTAATTGTATCTGATTGACTCCTCAAACGCTCTTAACCTCTGTATATCCCTTGTATGATGAATAACATCACTTACGCCCTCAATATACCTGTCAAATCCCTCAACTGCATCATATTCAGTTACATCTGTTGTTCGTCTTAAAAAGTTACCAACCCATTTTTTGCCTGGCTTAAATTGATGAGTTAAACCTGCAATGTCTGTAGGCAATTCCTTTGTATTAACATCTAACCCTACCAACCTTCCTATTTTGCCAAGTAAATTATCGGTTACATCTTCCTGAAAGTGTGGAAAATAATTTGCACGGTAATCTACAGGAGCATACCCATTTTCTATTAAAACATCATTTGATTGTATTAATAACTCATCATATATCTGCCTGAATACATTTACAGCCTTTTCAACTTTGACAACATCAGCACCGCTCTTTTTAACCATTTCCTTAGTTATAATATTTTCACCAAGAAGTTGCACCAGTGCTCTTTCAGATACTTTTTTAATTGTTGGCAACCCGCCTTTTTCAGTTTCATAAGCTACTTCATATTTTGCTTCGTCACTTAAATTAAGCTTTCTAACTCTGTCCCTAAACTCGTTTTTCATCTTTGTAGACTTAGCTTCATTCTCATGTACAGGTGTGAAATATGTATTCACTATATCAGCTGCTTCCTTTTTGTCTGGTACTATATCCCGGATATTTCTCTCCATGGTTTCACGTTGATATTGAAAACCGCTTTTTTTCTCTTTCCATGACATTGAATTCTTAGTCAGCATATCAGCTTCATCTCTTAAAAACTGCTTATGTGCTTTATTATAATCTTTGAGTGACTTCTTTAAATTTTCTAAAGGTTCTTTTGCTTTAAACAGTCTTACTATGCCACCCTTATTGACATTGTTTGGTAGATTTTCAACAGTGATTTCCCCTTTTAACATCAAGTTTAAAAAAGTATTATCTCTTGCTGTCAATATTTCCTTACTCATCACTTTGTCATATTCTTTTTGATACTGTTTCTGTAGTTGATGAATCTGCATTAAATCAGCTGCTAAAGTGTTCTTAACCATTTCATTGTCGATTTCCTTAGCTTCTGCTTTAGCTGCCTTTTCTTCCTGTACCTTTTTAACCTGTAGTGCTTCTTTTGATAATTTATCAATTGCTTTATCAAATTCTTGTCTGGCGCCTTGCTTAAACACACCATTATCATCAATATACATGTTTAAGTTGTTTTCTGTGGCAACAATACTGTTTTGCACTTCTGCAATTCTTCTTAGTTGTTCTACAGGATTTATTATATCATCAGGAAAAAGTTCTGGATTTGTTTCTGTTAATTCCTGATAATAACCGTCTACCGCTATACCATCATTTGATAATGTTAAATTCCCAAGGTTCGTTTTTCTAAATTTGTTGTATTCACCTTTTTCAAAGTCACTTTTTATCTGGTCAGTTATTTTAATTTTTGTGTTTCTTATACTTTCCTTTAAAGGTCTGTATTGATTATAATAAGTAAAATCAACCTGAATACCATCTTCAAGAATTGTATCAAACAAACTATTTATCTTTTCAGGAGTTGCTGTGCCATTCTTTAATTGAATAGTCAATTCTGTTACTTTAGTTTTCAATCCTGATTTATCAGCAAACTTTGATATGCCTAATGAATCTGCTATACTCTCAACAAAGTATTTTTCCTGTCTGCTTTGATACTTTTCAACTTTGCTTTTAGTATTTATTTCTTTATTTAGAGTTTCGGTTTGTGTTACAGCTGCTTCATCTTTTATTTGTGGAATCTCTTTTTCATTTAGCAAGCCATTATTTTGAGTTTTAACGCTTATTTGTTGTTCATTAGTATCTTTAGTCGGTAGAATATTGTTTTGTTTTGAAAAAGCGTTACCTATTGACTGTGCTCCACCAAACAAACCTCCAACACCAGCACCGATTAGCATATTATATGCCTGTTCTTTTACGTCTCTTGGAGTCTCTTCATCATACAACAAGTTTCTGTATACTCTTTGAGCATCATATTCAAGACCTTCCTCTATACCTTCTCCTGCAGCATTTTTTAAAACTCTTCCAATAACATTTTCATTTGCTTTTGCTAAGTAACTGCTTATACCTTTAGGCATTTTGCTTAACAGTTTGGTTCCTGCTTTACTTCCTAATGCTTTTGCAACCTTAGAAGCTCCTATTCCTGTTAATGATTCAATTCCTCCGCTTAGAGCTCCACTTCCAACACCTGATATCAAAGCCTTATTTATATCTTTACCTTGGTTAATGTCTTCCTGGAACCTTTCAGCCCCTGATGTAACTCCTATGAGAACAGGTAATGGAACATGAGTTAATGCAGAAACACCTGCCTTTGTAAGCATATCTGTTCCGGCAAGTCCAATATCAATTAATGTATTTGCAATAGGTCCATTTCCTTGCTTTAATTTTTGTTCACTTTGTTGAGCCTTAGTTAGTAATTCTTTGGTTGTTTCTGATTGATTAACCAATTTATCCTTATCAATCATGTTTGAAGCTTGTGCATACATTCTTTGTCTTGGAGTTACAGCAATGTTTCTTTCTTTGTTGCTTTCAAGCCTTTTGTTTAACTCATCAGCATTGTCACTCATTTTATATTGCTTAACATATGTCAATGCATCTGATGTGTTTGAAAGTTCTCCTACAGATCTTAAACCTGCTGTTTTTATAAACTCTAAAGCCTTATTGTCCTGTTCTTGTTTTGTTGGCAATGCCGGCTTTATAACCGGCATTTTAGCATTCTTATATGGTATTGGCTTGGGTTTTAACATCTCTTCAATATCTTTTGCAGTGTATTTCATAAGTCACCGCCTATCTGCTTAATCTCTGAGCTATTTCCGCATCACTTAATCCTTGACTTCTTAAAAATGCTGCTATATTTTCAATACTTAATGCTGGATTTGTTGGCTGTCTATATGGAATATTTGAACTTGATTCTATACCCCAATCTATATCATCTGTTCTTACTCCTAAACTTTCAAAATGTTTTTTAATTTGTTCAGGAGTAATATAAGCACTTAGTACTTGTATAGCTTTTTCTCTGTCACCCTTTTTTAAATATCCATTAGCTACTTCTACAACATCATTAATCATATTAGACTCATTTGCTGGTTCGTTTCCTGTTTTACTTGAATTTCTGTTATTAGTCAAAGAAACTGTATTTGCTAAATCAGCATTTTGTTGTGCTATAATTCTACTTACGTATGCTTGTACATCTTGAGCAGGTACTCCTAACGAAATTGCATCAGTTGGAGTTATCAATCCCATGCTTAAACGATTGAGAATATTATTAAATTCTTGTTGTTTTTGTGATGAAGCTGTTTCAAGATTGTATCTTTCATCATTTATTGTATCTCTTCCTGTTTGATAGTTTTGATTCCACTGAGTATCTTCTCTATTTGCTTGATAATTAGCTAGCCATTGATTGTAAGAAGCTGAGTTATTTATCATATCTTGATAAGCTTTTAAAGCTGACTGATTGTTTTGAAGTATTTGTTCAGCTGTTGATAAATCACCACTATTTTTCAAATCAGTGATTGAATTGTTAATTTCATTTAAACTATTCTGTCTTTGCGTATTGATATTGTTAAGATTATTTTGATAAGCTGTTTCTAGACCTAAATTAGCGGTTTCTGTTGCTCCACCTGTTGCACCCTGAACAGCCAATTGCTGTGGTAGAGTTCTCCTTGACTGCATACTAGCTATATATGCTTGCCTTGCAGCATCATCATAACCTTGATTTAAAGTCGGTATTTGATTTTGCAGTCTATTCACACCTTGTTGGACAGCTGCCTTATTCATATCTGTTATCTGATTATTTATTGCAGCATATCTCTGTTCTATTTCTTTCATCTGACTTTCATATGGATTATATAATGCTTGCTGAATTGGTTGTATTGGTTGTTGAATTTGTGGCACTGCTAAATTATAACCAACTCTTTTAGCATCTTGGTCAAGTCTTGACATTAAATCATAATCACCGGTTTTATATGCAGTATCATATCTGTCTTGCTGTATTCTTTTATAATCATCATAGCCACCTGCGAATGTGTCTTGAATGTACTGTTGATGTTCATTCATATTTGTTTTACTTGTGTTTGTGTTTGTTGTGCTTTTCTTCTTCTGTTCTGCAGTTTTATATGCATCATATGCTTTGCTTGCTACAGAACCTAAAGCACCAAGTAAATTTCCTAAAGCCATATTTACCTCCTTACTTTTTGGCATAGCTGCCGACTGTATATGTTTTTACTATTTGGAATATTCCAAAGCCTTCGCTTAAACCGTCATTCTTGATGATTAACTGCAATCTCTTGTATTTCTTAATCTTCTTCTTGATGAAAACATCTTGTGGATTCCAATTTGTATTAAAGGTGAATCTGTCAAAGTCAATGTCTTCCCAATCGAAAATATCCATTGTATGGAATCTCAATTGTTGTTCTGGATTTCCATCTACTATAACGCTAATCTTTGCAGATGAACGTGAGAATGGTTTTATAGTGACTGTGCAACCTTTTTTCTGCATTGTCTTGTAAAGGTATGAAGCTCCATCATCATCATTCTTTGTTGACCAATAGCAAACAACTGGTTGATTATCGTCATTGTATTTTGTTCTTTCTTCAATATCTGTGTTGAATTTGCAAATTCTTCCGTCAGCTGTACCAAAATACAATTCACCTGCAATACTTAAGAAACATATAGCCGGAATGTTCAGCCAATGATAACATTCATACACAAAATCAGTTCCTGCTCTGTCCTTATATGATTTGTTTCTGTTGTCTAAAATATATGCTTTATTGTTTAATGCCAAGATGTAATAACCATTCCACTCACATGCTATTGCAGTATTAAGGTTCGGCTCTTTAATCAATTGACTATCAACATAATAGGATCTATTCTTTACAGTTCTTTCGGCCAGTATATTTGTTGATGTTGTTGCCATAATTCCTTGTCTTGACAAGAATAAAGGTTCATCAATTAAGTTTGAAAAGCAGTATTTACTTATTGCTCCTGTTCCGGCAATTCCTTGTTCTATAACAAAAAGAACACTTCCATCTGTTTGGAGTGTTCCGTATCTTTGAAATATTGTGCTGTCTTGTTGATTGTCTTCTTTTATTATAATTAAGAATCTTCCAAGCTTTTGATAACCCATTATAGCTGTTTCATCTGAGCCAACTATTGAATAGTTTAAATCAGGAAAATATGTTGGTTTGAATATTTCTGAATACCAATCATATGCTTTATAATCAGGATTTCCGCTTATAAATACTCTGTTACTTCCACCTAAACCATAAAGTGTTGATATTGTACATTTCTTAATTCTATCTGCATATCCTGTGACAGTCTTTGAATATGTTATAAATACATTGTCTTGTCCTGCTACAATAACATCATGAGCATTAACAAATGTTATCTTTCCAGTTGGCAAATTAACCGAATAATCAGTTGGTGAAGTCAAAGTGTCTAAGCCACCACTTGAATTACTTTTTTCAATTTTATCTACTGAGTCAATGTTATTTGCTGATAGTTGATATACCTTATCTGTTGCATTTCCTAAAAAACTTTCTTTTCTTTTCTTGCCAATCAGATTAACTGGCTCATATACAGTACCGCCTCCGCTTGGGCTCCTAGATATTAATATAGTTGGTATGTATGCATTATCACTTACTGCAGTCACTGATGTTCCATCATAACAAAGAAAATCAGTACCGGTTAAAATATACATCTTGCCAACATTATTCTCTCTCATAAAAAAAGCTGTTGATCTAGCATTGTTGACACCGCTTTTTATTTCTGTGAATGTCAGCATGTTCCATTTATAAAGCTTTGTACCGCCATGAGCAATGAATGTGTCTACTCCGTTTATCTCTCCAAAGAATAATCCGTTTATAGGTTGCTCCAATGTATGAAGTGTACGCCATCCTAATCTTTTCTCAGGAATTCCACCTATGTCTGCAATTAAATTTGGTGCGAATGGTGAACGGTCCTTATCTACCAAAGAAGAGTCAACGCTAAAATCTACACCTTTGAATTTATTATAAACTGTTGTTTCTCTTGGTACACTTCGTCTTTTTCGCTGATTAATAATCATATTCTAACACCACCTACAAACGTGACTGTTGTATTGCTTTGCAATCTATTCAGTATATTGACAAGCAACGTATTGTATCGGTCTAAATATGTATCGTAAAGCTCAGGCTCATCATTGATGCATAACTCAGCACATACTCCGTAAACTAATGCTTCTTGACAATCCTTATCTATTTCAAGCTCTGTTGTCAAAGTAGTGCTACTTGAAATCTTTTCAGGATATTTATTGTAGTACAAAACATATGTGCCATCTTCTTCAAGTCTTATTTTCTTGTTGATTACATTAAAACTCACAGGACTATAATCAGTATCATATACTTTTAGAAAAATAAAGCAATCTAATGGTACATCAATCATTTTGTTTACACTGTCTAATGTCAAGTATTTTTCTATTGGCTTAACATTTGTTGCAATTTCCGTTTGTATTGTATCAATGGATGGATATATTTTGTTTATATAATCTCCTGCATTAGCTATCAAATTTGACGATGTGACTTCATCAAGCTTTGCCATTGCTTTACCTATAACATCATTGATTGTCATTTTACTCTCCTTTCTCAACATCTGTGGAGTTGCACCACAATATACTCTTAATGTTGATAAAAAAGGCGGATTTCTCCGCCTTTGATTATGGTAATGCTATAGCTGCAACCTGAATATCAGTGGTAGAACCTACAATCTGAATCTTTCCTTTGTAATCTCCACTAACATTAACAAATTTTCCACTTTCAATAACAGCTACATGAGTTTTACCAGCTGCTAATGTAATTACAAGATCTTCAACACCTTGTAATCCATTACCTTTTTTTATAGTAGCTGTCTGTTCAGCTGCACCATTATTTTTGATTATTAAAACAATTTTATGATCAGCTTTATCATAAGGTACAAGAGCACCGTCAGCTATAGCTGTTATAGCTACAGTTGCCGGTAGTTCTACAGTTCCATTTAATGGAACAATTGATTTAACTATATCTACTACTGCCATCTATTTGCTCCTTTCTATTTATGCACTTTTGCTACTGCTATTTCTTTAGGTCTTACAGCTTTACCGCCATAGGTATTTAAGCCCTTAATTGCATCTGCAAATCTTTTTTCTGGTGTATATGGTTGTAATTTATCAATACCATTACAATACGCATATCCCTTTGAAGTTTTCAGAACAATGTGATCATCAGTACCATCATTATAAATGTTGTTAGACATTTTAACTATTGCATTGTTATATAAGCCAAGTATGCCTTGAGCAATAAGCTTATCATTATCAGTTTTCAGTTCTATTATTTTATTTTTAAACAAATTATAGAACCATGGTGTTAAATATAAAGTAACTCTATCTTTTTGAGAAACTCCTTTATTCCAAAGTTGAACAAATAATTCGTCTACACAATCTTGAGCTTCAGATATTGTCGCTATTGCTGTAGAAGCAGTCTTAAATCCTGCATTTTTTGCAATTTGCTGAGCACAGAAAGTATCCTCTGCTTCAGCTAAAGCTCTTGTTGTTTCTTCTGACAAAGCAGCCATTAATCCTTTTTTAGCTTGAGCTTTATCAATATCATCAATTATGTAATTAAATGAATCATATTGATCAATGTCAAGATATACAGATGTATCTCCTATCTCTTCCGGAGCTGCCAAATCTGTTCCTGGTTTATATTTTGATATTTTAGGTCTTGCTACACCTAATATTTTTACTTTTTTTCCTTCGCCTGCTTCTCCTTCAAATTCGAAGTTACAGTCTTGTTTAAATACAGTGAACTTAGGTAGTTCATGTTGAATATGGCTTGACCATACCAACGGTTTAAAGTTTTCGTATGACATATTGATTTACCACCTTTCTTATTTCCATTTAGTCATTGAGTCCATTACTACTGCCATTATTTTTGGATCTGCTAAGTCTTTCTTTGTAAGCCTGTCCACTTCGGCAGGAGTGTAAAAATCTTTTTCATCCTTAGAGTTAGAATTAACTTTACCAACCTCAGCAGGTGGAATTTTAGTTTCCTTTAGTTTCTTCTGCTGAATTACACTAAATGCAATTTCAGCATCAACTCCTGCTCTTTTAAGATTAAAAAATTCATCTCCTAAGTCATCAAGTGATTTAACAGTAGGATCCAATTTCTGAATCTTTTGTAAATCATCTTGCATAAGTCTTTCTATTTCTCTTTTTCTGTAAAATTCAAGTTCAGCTTCTCTTTGTGCTTCTTCTTGTTGTCTTTGTTGAGCATCAAGCCTTTGTTGTCTGACTTCCTCAACCGGCTTTTGTAAATAATGTGCGTTTGCAGCATCTATTACTTCCTCAGGAGTATTACCTTTGAAACCAAATTGCTGTAATGTTCTTGCGAGCATTTCATTTTGCTTTTTAGTTTGTTCGTTTTCTCTCCTCATCTTTGCGTAGGCAGCATCTTTTTCATAATCTCGTTGAGGTTGCTTTATTGGCTCTGTCTGTTGAGGTTCGGTATTATTATCAGTTGACTGTCCAGCGACAACAGTCCCTTCTCCGCTTGTTGACTGATTGTCTCCTGCACCTTCTGTTCCCTGTGGTTCTTGTGTTCCTTCTGTTCCAGGTTCAGCGACTCCCTGGTTTTCTCCGCTTTCTGCAAATAACTGCAGTCTTAATTTTTCTAAAAACATATCTTCCTCCAAGATTTTTACGCTTTTCTGTGCGAATTTTTGTATAAAAAAAGGACCTTTAAAAGCCCTTAGTTTAGCTATTCAACTATCATCCAATCTTCTGCTAAGCAATCATTTATTGAAGGCACCCACATACTATGTGAACCATTTACCATTTTAATTTGTAAATATGGTTCGCATTTAAATAAATCGCCTTCATTAATTCCCCACGCTACTGCAGTTTGTTTATTACAAGGAATTCCTTTTGGATATCCTTTTTGATAAACAACAAACATTCCTTTACCATTCCAACCTTTTCTTGCTACTTTATAACCTTTCTTTAATGCTTCAATAGCAAGTCCAAAAGTCAAATTGTCAATTCTACGATATGCTTCTTCAAATACTTCCTTTGGTGACCATGATACATAACCATCAGGATAAACTACTTTGTATCCCAATTCATTTGGCCATTCTTCAGGATAGTTTTTTTGCTTTACTGTTTCTTCAAATTCTTTTCTATCCATTGGTTCCGCTTCAATTAATTTAACTCCTAAATACTTTTCCATTTCTTCCTCCTATAAACAATCACATTCTTGAAATACTTTTAAAATCTTTGGAAATTGAACTGCAATCCAGTCAACCATTTCTTCATTTTCTGACCATGCACTTGAATACTGCATGCTATTATGATGTAACCCACTTTGATATAAAAAAGCATGTACTATTTCGTGTCTTAGTACTTCTTTATTATAAACATCTAAATCTTTTGTCATTCTATCGTCTTGTTTTTCTTCGTCTGTATATATCCTGACATGGATTTCTTTTTTATAGTTATCACAATATCCATCACAAGTTTTTAAACATCTATCATCTGCCAATAGACTAAAAACTATTTTGTACTCTACTCCTAAAATGTTTGCTTTCAAGATTCCTCCTATTGTTCAGTCTTATATCCATAATTACTACACTGTGGATTTGGACACTTATAATTAAATGTCTCTGTGCCTTTATCTTCATCAACTTCTGTGCTGTCAATTAACATTTCCGTTTGGCATTCCTTGCATTTCAACTTTACCACCTCCTGTTATTTGTTGAATCATTTGCATTGCTTGTTGTAATTGCTGTTGTTGTTGCTGAATCACAGCTTGAAATTTCATTTCCTTTTGTTGCTGTTCTGCTCTTTTATCTATAATGTCTTTTAACTTTTGTTTTGGTACTGCTGCATCATCATCCAATGCCTCTACATACTCATCAAATGATATTGCTTGCATTCCAAATAAATTTTCTAATGCTTGCTCTTGAGCAAATCTTGAATATGGATTGTTCTGTGAAACGTCAATTCTGACGTTAATTTTCATTTCTTCCAAAACTTCTGCCGGTATAACTTGTTGAATTGTTCCTTGCTCTTCGTCTTCCAATTCAATAGTCAATCCGTTTGGATTATAAGTAACCCATATGTCATGACATAACAAAGCATAGTCTTCAACAAATTGTTTATATCTCGCTAGTTGCTCATTAAGTGGTAATGCTGTTTGGTCTCTTACTGCAATAATGGCTGCACCGGATGCCTTTGTAGGATCCACAGAACCTTGAGCACTGTCTCCGGCACCTGCAAGCTCTTTTGTCATAGTTACCAGTTCGTCGCTAAAGTTCTTTGCATCTGGTGAAGTAGTTTCAGCATTTAAATATGCTATTATATCTCTGATATTTTGAGCAGTACCATCTTTAACAGCAATTGCAGCTCCTACGACATCTAAATCATCCGGATTACTTACAGCATTTTGCTTATATGCTATCTTAGGAAATGCAGTTTTCTTTATTGCTATACTTCGTCTTGCAAGTGTTTTATTAACTTCAAGTTGGTTAGGAATCAGTTGTTTAACTTCTCCTACTCCTCTTGCAGTTCCTTTTCTGTCTTCCCAGATAAAATTAATAATTGGATATCTTTTCAGTCCATAGCCTGTTAAGTTTCCTTCACTGTCTTTAGACTGTAATTTAACATCAGGTTGATATATTAAGTTTTGAACGCTTCTTAAGTAATGCACTATGCCTTCATCATCTTTATACATGTATAAAAGTGATGTGCATTTTCCGTTCTTACTTTCAACATCATTTTTATCACCTAATTGATTCTGATAGTCTTCATCAGCAACTATTAAATCAATATCTTTTTGTTTTATTCCATATTTCTTCGCATCTTTCTTTACATCTTCAACAAATCTTCTTTCAACAATGATAATGTATGGTTGTTCTTGAATGTTTGAATTCTTTTCATCGCCTAAAAGAACATTGACATTATCTATTATCTGTGACTGTGTTACATCACTTCCAGGTAAAAACAAATAACTATCTGCTTGGATACAAGCATCCTTTATTATCTTCCATGATAATATATCCATCTTGGAAAGTTCCCACATTCTTCGGAAGTGTGCATTTAAAAGTTCGCAAGCTTTTGATGTAGTTTCATCTTTTTCACCCATGTTGCTGTATACTGCAGACATGGTATTTTGAGCAACCATTGCAACTTTGTATTTGACTGTGCCCTTAATGAAATTATGCATAGGCATCTTTTCATTTCCGCTTTCAAGACCATACCATTGGTCACCTGAATACATTCTGTGAGCTTCTTCAGTCTCACTTACTAAGTTAATCTTATGAATGTAATCAACGCCCTTTTGATATAAGTCCCATATTTCAGTTGTTTCCTTGTCGCTCTTTAGATTAAATAAACTTTTCATATTGCCTGGTATATTCATTATTTATTCACCTACCTTTACGATATCTTCAAAGCGCACTAATGTAGCTATGCTAAAATCATCAACTTGGATATAAGCAAATTTATCTCCAACATCTTGCTTATAAATGCTATCTGTCACTTCTAATATTCGTGTTACTTTACCTTCTTCAAGGTAGTCTAATTTAGCATAATTTTTATAAGATACAATTTGTCCGACTTTTATATCCATTATTTCACTTCCTTTTGTCCTATGGGACCGCCATTATAGTTGTTTATGTTATCAATAATGGTATTAAACTTCTTAATTTCATCAGGTATTTCTTGCTTTTTTTTTGACAACTGAATAACCGGTTCAAGCTTCTTTTCTTCTTTTACTGCTCTTCCGTCTTTTAAACCTTGCCTATAACTAAAAAATACCAATATGCTCATTATCGGTATTAATATTAATAGCAAAATTATTATTAAATTATATGACACGTTGTTTATTCCCCTTTCCAAGTGGATTTGGTTTTGGTTTTTCAAAATCAAAATTATATACTTCTGGTTTTTTAAGTCTAATTGCCGGTGCTGGTCTTCCTGCTATAAAGTATCTAATAGAATCTGGAGCATGTGTTAATTCATGTGGTTCTGTTGCAACATCATTAGGATTCTTTTCATCCTTTTGTATCTGTGGCAATGTCCTGATTAAATTAGTGCAATTCTTTGTAATAACTAAACTTGCTGTTGTAATTCCCTGCTCATCTTCATAAGGATCCAACCATTCTTTTAAATTTAACCATCCTTGTTCTCTATCATTATTTGCTTGCGTTAAAAATAAGCCATTATCTAAGAATATCTCTGCAGCACTCTTTCCTGTTTCTTGCCTTCTATTCCATAAGTCTGGCGGTGCAAATGTCTGATATATATTTTCATTAGGGTTTGTCATTTCAAGAATTGCTTTAGCTGCTTTTGATATAATCAAATCAGACTGATATTTCTCTTTATAAACATATGCTTTCTGATTCATGTCTACTGCTATCCAGTAACATGCTAACATATCTAGCCCATAGTCAATGGTCCTGTATCGTCTCCAATGAGAAGGAATAGGGAAACTATTAATAACATGTATATCAGTTCTAAACTCATCAAAGTATACTCCTCCCGGAATACCATATTCACCTAATCCAATAACTTTATATCTATCAGGATTATGAATCCTTGCATGTTCAATTAAAGCTCTATCTGAATCATCAAGCCATTCATTGCATCTGTATGTTGTTGTAAGCCTAAATGCGTTAGGATCTTCATTATCCCAAAACCTTGTTTTTGTCCAGTGTGTATTTACCCATGGATTATATGTTATTGTTATCTGCTTCCAATAGCCTTCCGGCATTTCTCCACGAATAGATTCATCAAACGTATTAAAATCTTCTTCCTTTTCTATCTCGTAAGCTTCTTCTATCCATGCCCAACATAAGAAACCTACATCAACTGTTATGGATGTAAGTTTCAAAGGATCGTCAAATCCTCTAAATAATATTTTCTGTCCTGTTGGTATGAATGTTGCTTCTAATGGTGATGTAGTAAACTTCCATTTGTCATAAACTCCTAATCTTCTTGCAGCCCATTTCAACTGTGCAAATGTTGATTGTTTATGTGTATTAAATGTTTTTCTTACTACAACCGTGTTAGCAAGGGGATATTTCATCATGTTGTAAATAAACCACATTGCAGTTGTTGTACTTTTCTTTGAAGCTCTACCACCTTTTAAAACTCTGTATCTTTTCTTTGTTTTCCAAAATGAAGCGTAGCCTTTACCGATTTTATCTGGCAAAAATATTTCATGCAATTCTTGTATTGCTTTAGTCTTCAAGGGAATCCTCTCCTTTAAAGATTACCAGGCTATTACTTCCAATGCCCTTTTTCTCATTTTCAACTTGTACTTTAAGTTTTTCAACACGTAGCTTTTGTTCCTCTGTTGCTTCATCCCAATTTTTATGTAACATCTCATCATATTGCTTTATCAAGCTTTGTAATCTTCCCATTGCTTGAGATTGTGCTTTTAATAATGCTGCTTGCTTATCCCAAGCAAATTGTAATTCATATTCTTCTTCTCTGTATACTTCTTGAATATCTGGATTTTTTGCACTACCTAAATTATCTTTTTGCACCTTTGTTCTTTTAAGTTCTTTCGTTAAATCCTTCTGATTTTTAACATACATAATCTTTTGAGAATTTATTATATTTGCCCATTGTGTCATTATTTGAGCCCATTGTATATCTAAAAGACTACCGCCAGAATCCTCAGTTTCTTTAATGATATTTCTTATTTTGGTAGGATAGTATTTAGAATAAAAACCATGGATTTTAGAATTTTGATTTTTTTCTGGAGCACCGCCATTATTACCTACAGCATTTTTATTGCCTTTAGGAGCACCACCCCTTTTATAATCTTTCCATTTATCCTTTACTCTCCAGGTGTTTATATTATTTACTTTCTCTCCTAATAGATCTGCTATTTCTTGTGAGCTGATGTTTCCATCATGCTCTCGATATATTTCAAAAGCTCTTTCTCTATTAGGACTTTTTGCTCTTGCCATTGCTTCAGCTCCTTCTAAAAAATAAGATTTTGAAATAAATCTTATTTGCACCTTCATATATATTGAATTTTTAATAAATATTTGAATTCAGTTGAGTTGTTCCTTCTCAGTTTTTTTCTTCAAAATAAGATTTATTTTCACTTTGTTGCGACGTTTTTTCGCACTTTTTATGTAAAAACTTTAATTTAATATCAAATTTCAATATTAAAGCAACCTTTTTTAACCAAATTTATATTTTACACAACATACAATTCTGTTAAATATTAAAATTATACTTATAGAAGAAACAAGTTTTTTGAACACTCATATTTTACACACTCTAAATATGTAAAATATAGAGCATATAAAAAAATTATCTTTTACTTTTAAAAGATAGACCTTTTATATACTTATCTTTTGTATCCTGATTCACTCCAATATATCTTTTTGTAACATCTGCACTTGAATGTTCAAATATATCTTGTATTGTTGCTATATCTCTTGTATCTTGATACATCCAATAACCAAATGTTTTTCTAAGTGTATGACAACCTATTCTTTCTTTGTATTCAAATTCATTAGCTGCTTTGTTCAGGATCTGCCATACTCTTTGTCTTGTTATTGGTACCGACTTTCCTTTTGCTCTTGGAAATAAATACTCGTAGTCTCTCTTACCTATGATATATTTTTTTATTATATCTTTAAGATCATCATTAATAACTAGTCTCTTTGTATCACCAGTTTTCTTTTCTTTAACAATTATGAAGTCAGCGTTTTTTACATCTCTAACCTTTAAAGGCAATATGTCTGAAATTCTAAGACCTGAATAGATTCCAAAATTAAAGAGCACATAATCTCTTGTGCTCTTCTCCTTTAAATAATCTGAAAAGTCCAATATTAAATCTTTATCTCTTATCGGCTCAACTGTATTCATTGTCCATTACGCACCTGCCTCCAAGCTCCATTATGACGTTTATAGACTGGAGCATCTTCCATCAATCTTTTGTAATCAATTCTTTCTTCTTTTACTTTCTTCAATTTCATAAGCTTTTTATAAACATCAGGTTGATTCTTTTTAATTATTTCTCCTATCGTCATAACTTCACCTTCTTCCCAGTAATCCCGGGTGCATTTTTTTATTAGGAGGTTGCACCCAGGGCTTTATTTCAATGTAAAAAGCACCCAAATCTGAGTGCTTTCTTCAACGTAATTACCCTTTATTAATTTAAATTTTCCATGTTAGCATATTACTACAGGTCAAACCGACATTTCACCGACATCTTTTTGTTTTTCCTTAATATTTTGAAAAATTCTTTCGACTTGTCTTTGAGAATAACTCATTTCTTTAGCTATTTTCCAATTAGGAAAGCCTTTAATTCTTAACATCATAGCCTTTTTTTCTTTATCTCCCAAACCGTTTATTACTTTTTCAAGTTCATCTCTCTGCTCATAGAGTGCTTTTAATTCAGCTTCAAGTTCTTGTTGTTCAACTTCTATGTCATGTATTTTTACATAAGCTTGTACCAAATCTCCTTGAAATAGTGATGTTTGTACAGCCGGTTTTGAATAGTCTATTGCTCCAAGACCACTAGGAAAATTTAAATTAGATCTAATTAATTTTGTTATTTCTCTCTTGTTACTTGATATACTTGATTTGACGACCGCTATATTTTCGGTAAGTCTTCTGTATTCTTCAATTATAGATTTGTCTTTCGTCATATTTCCCCCTTCAGTAAGTTTATCGAATCAACCAAAAAAATATTACAATTACAATAAAATATATAATTAAAACTATCCATAGTGGACTCAGTACCCACCACCAAGACCAATTAATTTTCCCTAATAATTTAAGTGCTATAAATAGTATTGTCAATAATCCAGTAAAGCCTATACCTGCTGAACTACTACTTGTACTATTATTTCTCATTTTACTTTCCCTCCAATGCTTTTTCAGCTTCTTCTTTTCTCCACCAATCCTTTTTATAATAAGACAAATGATATGCACTATAATCTTCTGTTCCTTCATGTCCACATCTAAATACTATATTTCCATCTTTGTATATATCAATTTTTTGCACTTGCCACTCTTCATGAAACTGATTTACAATTGTATCTCCCATTCCTACAGGCAATTTTATTAATAAGCCTTGTTCTTCTAAATCTTCATATTCCTTTAATATTTCCCTAACATCAGCAAATGCCCATAGTGCATTATAATAAAGTGCTATCATACCATCTATTGTTTCATAACCGTCTTGCAAAAGCTCCAGCATGTATTCGTCAAACTCTTCATTGTCTGATGGACACTCAATGCCATTTCTAGCAAACATTGCTTGTGCTAAATCTCTTGCAGTTATTTCCATATCAAAATCTCTGTACCAGGCTTCTCTATCTTTTACAAACACTTGATTATGTGATAAATCAAGCATGCCCATTTCTTTTACATCATTTTTAGTTAATCTATTCATCCCCAGTTTCCTTTCTTTTATATGATTTCTTCTGAAATTTTCAATGATATTCTACGGATTAAGTCATTTAATAGCATTGATTGATTGCTGTTGTTTTCAACCATACTTTTAATTTCTTCATCAGAAAATTTCATTTTTACGTCATTTAGATATTGCTGTACCATCTCTGTTTTTTCTCTGTTATCAAGAACTTTGACTTCGTGTTTTAACGAGAATCTACGCAATAAAGCCTCATCTATTCTGTCTATCCGGTTAGTTGCTCCAATCACTATTACATCATTTGGAAGTTTATCAAACTCTTGCATCAAAGTTATTGTTATTCGTGCCATTTCGCCACCTGAACCACTACTTGAACTTGTATCTGACCGCCTTATGCTAATACAGTCAATTTCATCAAGCATAAAGACGCATGGATTTGATGTTGCATACGAAAATGCTTTACTGATATTCTTTGATGTGCTCCCCATATACGAATCGACTAAGTGGGAAAAATTCAAGTAACAAAACGGTAATCCTATTTTATATGAAACATATCTGCCAAAAGAAGTTTTACCTGTACCGCTTTCGCCATATAGTAATGTAGAATTTACATATGGTATGCCTATTTCCATAAGCTTTTCATTAACTTTCTTCATGCGGATTATATTTTCATAAATATTCTTTTCTCTATCTGAAAGAAAGTATCTACCTTTCTTAAATGAATTTGATACATCTTCCATGTATAAAAGACCTTTCAAATCATGTGGAAGTTCAATTAAATTGCCACCTGTCGATTCTAAAATGCCTTTATATTTACTACAAAACCATTTATTTTTAGCTGTTGTATCTTCTGTAACACAAGCAATTGCATATTTTTTCGCTGCTATAATATCATTTTCTGATACTGCTTTTATCAATCTTTGTTGATTATCTGTTAGTCCCATTTTTCATACCTCACGCTCTTGTTCATACACAGTCGCACCTGCTATTTCTCCAGTGGTATTCATAAAATGAACTTGAACTCTTGTAATTTTAGCACCTTGGCTACATACTTCATAACCTACTTGCAACCCATTTTCTTTAGCTTGTTTGATTAATTTATTCATTTCAACCTTGTAATAAACCGGATCATCTTTTGTTAATCTGCTCATCTTCATCCTCCCCACAAAATTTATAATGCTCTTGGCATCTATCATCACAATCATCCTTACAATCATTGCAGCATAAATGTCCTTTACCATGTTTGCAGTCCCAATTACATTTCATTGTATAACTCCAATGCTTTTTCAGCTTTCAACGATTCAAAGGTATCGCTATTCTTATAAATTTTATTTGTGAATGGATCTCTCTTCGTTTCAATTCTGTCTATGGTTAATTTAAAATATATCCCATCATGCCTTTTTACCGCCAAAGCATCATCAGCTGTTGTAAAATGCTTTTTGCTGTCGGAATATCTTAAAACTTCATACCCTTCTTCTTGTAATGCTCCTTCTATCAAGTCAACTAATAATTCTGTTTCATCGTCATTGTTCATTTTCTACCTCCCAATTCCATAATCCTTGTTTTCCTTTAATTTTTATTGGTTGTTCAAGAGGCTTAATATTGTCTAATATCCATGCATACCTGCCGAGTGAAAAGTCTCCATAATATTGTTCAAATTCAATATCTTTTAATGTTAAACTTTCAACTGGTACACAATCAATAAGATCACATGTTGCAATGATTGCTCCTTTGTATAGCTTTTTGATTTCTGAAAGGTCAACATATGTATTACCTGTTAAATCTAAAGGTTTACCAGCTAAAGGAGCAAGTCCACCCATTATATGCCATTCAAATAAATAGCTTTGCAGTTCTTCATCCCAACGTTTTGCAGCATGTATTGCTAATGGTCCTCTATATTTTGTTGGCCAACTTCTTGTCTCTATTTTTTTAGCACCTGTATATATTAGACTTGCCCATGGTTGCCATAATGTTATTGCTTTCATTGTTCTACCTCACTTTCAAGCCATTGCTTTGCATATTCAGTGCACGTCATTCCTTCTTCAATATCAGTGCAATTTATATGCATTACACATCCACCACAACATCCAGTAACTACTTCTGCCATTTCATCAATACTAATAGTTTTTATTTTCTCATAATTTGTCATTTCTTCATCTCCTTATACGGCTCAGGTAATGGTTGCCATGCTATAACATATTCAGTCATATCATTTAAACCATGCCACCATATATTTTTACCAAATTGCAATGTTCTTACTGTATCAGTTCCATCTTCAAATCTTAGTGAAACTATAAATTTTGTATAATCTCTTGTAAGTTTATCTATTTCTTCACTTGGCAATCTCTCACTTACAGGAATCCAACCACAGTTTAATTGTTTTTCAAGTGCTGCAATTGCCATATCTATATGCTTTATTGCTCCTTCTCTGGTCTTTTCACTAAAATCTAAGGTTTTTAATGCTTTAAAATCATTTATTGCATATTCAATCTCATTCATTACTTCACCTTCCCTTCAAACTCTCTGCAGCAGATAGCAAATCTATTCTTGTCCCAGCCACTTACAGTTTTCTCTTCCTTGTTCTCCCAAGTACTACATCCTTTTTCTTTTTTCTTACAATCACTACATCTTCTGTCAGCATTGTTATTCATCATTTGTAATCATCACCCACTTTTATACATTCTGCTTTTTTAACAGGTTGACTACAATAATTAACTGATACTTCTCTTTGATAAGAAAATATACTGCCACAATTAACACATTCATGTTCATCTTCTTCATCGCTGCATTCCCAACTATCGCCTTCTGCATGACCGCAATAAGGACAAACAATATCATCTGTGTAATTTTGTTCCTCAGCTTCTTCATCCTCTACAAATATTTCTTGAAATTCCATTTTACTTGCTATTCCCCATTTAGGAGTAAATACATCATTTTCAACCTTGCCATGTAATGAGCCTATTGTGTAAGCTATACCATTTATGATTATAGGCACTGTTATTTCTATTTTTGCATCCGTCTCAGCTAATGGCTTTATCCCATCATCTTCAGGACTTGTGTAATCATAATCCCACGAATGTTTTTTTATTTTTTCTAAATCTTTTTCATTAAATACTTTCATCTTTTTTCCTCCCCAATTAAAACTATCAATCCCATTAATCCTGCACCAATAAACAAGCCTAATATAAATGTGCATGTCATTCCAATTACATTCATTATTACCTCCTGTTTCTCTCTTTAATTTTTAAATAACCATCCCAACCGGCACTGCTGCTTTGTTCTCTTTCCTTTTCACGCGCTTTCAATAATATTGCCTTTTCTTTTAGATATATCTTGCAAATATCATGACAGCCCTGGAACCTTTCCTTACAATTCATGCATGCTTTCATGATTTCACCTATTCTTGTTTTAATCTGAAGTTATTGCTAATATCTTTTGGTATTTCAACTATGTAATTTTTGCACATTTCATATATTCTGCTGCCAATGGCTTCATCAAAATTCAATAGTGCATTTATGTCATACTCAGAAGAAACAATGATAGGCAAGTGATTTATGTATCTGTAGTTAATTATCTCAAACATTATGTTTTTGTCTGAATCAGTTGTCTTACCTTTTAGCAAATCATCAATTAGCAATACTTTAGCATTCTGATATTTGCTTATTTGCTTTTTATAAAACTCTTCATCTGTCATATTTTGTTTCAACTCTGTTATGACATCTCTGTAACTTAGATAAACAACTGATATTCTTTTACTTTTTAAAATATTGAGTCCCAATGCAGCTGTTAAATGTGTTTTCCCACACCCTACTTGTCCAACAAAAGCTATAGAATTTTGTCTTGAATTCTTAATTTGCATGAAGTTTTTAAAGTATTCAGTTGCAACCTTTTTCATCATCTTGGAAATATCATTCCATTCATTGAAGTTTGAAAATGTATAACTATCATCCTTTATTCCGCTTTTATAAAACATTCTTTCAGCTTCATCTAGTTCAAAACATTTACATCTTTTGAAATTATTACCGTCTACGATCCAATAAGTATCTTTGCAAATCTGACATTTATATGAGACCAAGTTCTTCGATTGTTCTGTCGAGGTCCTCTCCTGTATCGACTTTAGTCTTTGGGACATTGAACTTAATTCCGTTCCCAGGCTTTCCAAAATTATCACCGCCTTTTTTATTTTCTCTCTTCATTTGAGCCAATAATGTTATATATTGCTTTCTGAACTTAGAAGCTGATAGAATATTTGACTGCCAAAATTCATGTCTTTGACTAAACATAAGGACTTCTTTAATTTCATTGATATCTAATTTGTCTAAGCGGACCATTTTTTCAAACTCAATTGACCATTTTTGCAATGTAGATTCATCCTTAGGAGGTTTATTTAATCTTTTAGATATTTCTTTTGATAAATAAAGTGCTAATAAATATTCCTTATCTTCTTGATTGAAATTTTTCAATTCCTTTTTTAAAGGAATATTATCTATATCTTTATCTATATCTTTATCTATATCTGTTGCGTGACTTTGAGTGACATCTTCGTGACTTGTCACGTGACATTCAAGCATCTTAAATTTATCTCTTTCTCTCTGATTCTGTTTTCTTATTCTATTCTGCTCTCTAATTTTATCTAACTTTTCAGTACTTTGATACTTTTCCCAATTTGCAACTAAAAAAATATTATCAAATATTTCAATCATGCCGAACTTTTCAAATACTGATAAAGCTAATCTTATCGTAGCAATAGGTCTATCAAACTCAGTTGCAAGCATTTCATCTGTGTAAGGTACATCTTTAGAAAAATAAACGGTGCCATTATCATTAGTTTGACCTGCTAAACACAACAGCTGCAACCATGTTACAATAATTGCATCACCCTCAGGCATTTTACGAATCTGTTTTATTTTTCTATTATTAAACATGTCCGTTACAATCTTAATCCACTTGACCTCTGCCAAGATACCACCACCTTATAAATATTAATATTTCATACTGTTTTTGAGTGCTTTGAATAAAGGGTAATGATTTTCTGTATCATTATCCTTAAAATTCAATATTTAATTATTTAAATTTTAGCTGCTATCCACATTTTCTAATTCCTTTCTTAAATGATCTACACTCAAATCTATTTCCTTTGTTTGAACAATTGTGCCACACTTATGACAAATAACAGTTAGTAAATAATCCATTGCCCATGCTTCAAAACCGCATACTGGACATTTATATTCTCTGAAGATAATCACCTTCTTTGTTTACATTTGTAATATCTTTTGTTATAATTTAATTAGTTGATTTTTTATTTTTCCGCTTCTGTTGCTGCAGGGCGGTCTTTTTTATTAAATGGAAGATTAAGCTTGTTTCTATAATCACTTACTCTGGATTTATCCATATACAACTTGTTCGCAATCTCAGTATCAGTTAATCCTTTTTTATATAATTTTTTAAAATTCTCATCTAACATTTTCTTAACTGATTTACCAGCTCGCATTTTTCTATTAAATTCATTTACGCTATGTCTCTTTTCAAGTTGCTCATCTGAGTATACGTGTATAGATGGAACTGAGCATACTTTTTCATTGTAGCTTCTTATTGCTTCTTCTCTTTTAATTACTTCTTTTTCATCAGCCCATGCAAAGCAATCTTCTGGTATTTTTTCAGTCAATATTAAACATTTGTCACCTTTATCATAACCACATGTTTTGCAGGTCCTCTTTTTATCCATAAAATCCTCCTAAATTGCCATATTCTCTAATACTTTTTCTTGATAGTTGGCTCTAACCAGTGCTTCAGCTAATGGAGGACATACACTATTTCCTGCTTTTGCTGTCTGTTCAGTTACTGGATATGGATTGCCTTTGCTGTCTACATCAATGATATAATTATCAGGAAACCCTTGACCTTTAAAAGATTCATGTGGTCTTAACATCCTCATTCCTATATCTACAATCTGATAATCTTCACCTTTAATAGTTACAAGTCCAAATCTGTCTTTAGTTGTTATAGTGTGCATTGGGGTATTAAGTGATTGCCCTATGTCAGCACCATAATACTTGAGTAAAAATGCTATTACTAAATTTGATTTGTTTACTGTAGTTATTGTTGCTAAAGGTTTATCTAATTCATGTCCTATCCCTGTTTTAAATTGTCTACTAATAAACGCTGTTACTAACCCAAATCTATTTGCTGTAGGAATTGTTGCCATTGGCTCATTTAGACTACTTCCTCGTACTTCATTACCTTGCTGTCCATAATAATGTTGTAAAAATATCACCTTGTCATCATCTAAAATATATGGGTTATCTGCTTGAATTACAAATTTTTGAATGCCTAAAGCAATTCTTTTAAGTGTGTTTTCCACCAAGGGCTTTTTTCTGTCGAATATACTTGGACAAGGAATACTCCAATCAATACATTCTGCAGCTGTTCGCCAAGGCTTCAACAAACCTTTTCTAACTTCTTGTTGTTCAGGATCTCCATGCGTTGGCTCTGGCCATACTATCTTTTGACCATCACACCTGGCAATCATAAAAAATCTTTTTCTTATTGTTGGTGCTCCATAATCGCAAGCTCTTAATTCTCTGAATTCAACTATATATCCTTGTTTTTCAAGTGCTTTTATGAATAAATCAAATGTTTGTCCTTTTCTCTCAGGATCTGGATATAAGTTTCCATTTTCATCTTTGACTAATGGTCCCCAAGTCCTGAACTCTTCAACGTTTTCAAGTATTATTATTCTTGGATGAACTAATTTCGCCCATTTAACAGCTACCCATGCAAGTCCTCTTATATTTTTATCTACCGGCTTTCCGCCTTTTGCTTTGCTGAAGTGTTTGCAGTCTGGACTAAACCAAGCAAGACCTACAGGTTGTCCTTGTGTTGCTTCTAAAGGATCTACATCCCAAACATCCTCTATGTAATGCTTTGTATTCGGATGATTTACTTTATGCATTTCTATTGCTTTTTCGTCATGATTTATTGCTATATCTACCGGTCTACCAACTGCCATTTCAATACCTGTTGAAGTTCCTCCACCTCCGGCAAAATTATCTACAATTAACTCTCTCAATACTGCCTCCTAAAACATACTAATTTGACATTCATATTTTAAATTAATAATCTCCTTGAAATATTGATATTTGCCCATTTAATTCATCACCGTAATTTAGCCATGGTACTCCAATGTAGTCTAGAACCTTTCCCCAACCCATGTCATACATCCAGAAATGCCATTCCTTAGGATTATCTTCTCTTAACCTGTCAAATCTGTGAGGTCTTTTCTCCATATGAATGCCAAAGCCACACATGCTGCAGCCTGTTCGTTGAGCTCTTGTTGTTCTTAAAGTTCCGTCTTTATCTCTGACAATTTCACCATAAATTCTTGGTACTGGTACTTTTAAATCTAATGCTAGCTGTAATAAATCCTGTCTTGAAAATATCGCAAAAGGACAACTCCTTGTTACTGACTTTCCATAATAATTGCAACCATTTTTCATTAAGGCTTTTTCTCTTTGCCCTCCTTCAGATGCCATTAGTCCAAGATAAGGATGACAGCCTGTTTCTTTTGCATAATCATCACATGGTTTTTCTTTCATGTAATAACAACAGTCATTTGATACCTTGAAAGGAGCTGTCTTGTAACTTGTGCCGTAGGTTTCATTTTCAGGACCTCCAAATAATTCGAGCCATCTTTGTGGCAATTTCATCTTGGTTCCTTTCCTGTATCCACCTTGCTTTCCACATTCACCGGTCATTATTGCATGCCTAACAGTCTTGTTTTTTTCAGTTGGATTTTGCAAAAGTTGTATCTTCCCTGCTTTCTCCTTACTGATTATTGGATAACCACATTCTTTTACTACTTCTACTTTTGTTTTATATGGTTTTAACGCTTTCACACCTAGCTGTTTATGTATTTCCTGAATGCTTTTATCTTCCAGAGAAGAAACAGAAACTGCAGGAACATCAATTTCTATTGACCTTAGAAATATTAAAAGTGTAATGCTGTCTAATCCACCTACTGATATAAAGCAGTTTCCACCTAATTTATCGTAAAATTCCCAAGCTCTCGCCTTTGCAAGGATTAACTTTTGTTCATATGGAAGCTGCTGTTTTATAATGAATGCATTTGTTTTGCTACGTTGTTCATCAATATAAGTTTGAAATGCTTTAGCTTCTTCGTTTGTCCAATTACTGTTTCCATCATCAAGCAATTCATCTTCTAAATCATCCATTATTTCATCAAATAGATTGAATTGATTTTCCACTTTTTTACCTCCTGTTTCTTCTTTGGCTTTCCTGTTTTGCTTTTCTTTTAGCTTTTTTCTTTGGATCAGCACATTTTCTAATTGTGCGTTCTTTTGTTTTCTTTTCTTCAGAAATACAAACATGAGTTTCATAATTTGGAACTAAAACCGCTGAAGCTGCCATCAATCCAGCTAATGCATTAATAGATTTTTTATTCATATTTTTTCAGCTCCCTTTCCATTGCTCTGTATTTTTGTCTACAGCTTGTCCAATTCCTGTTTCTCCATAACCACTTAGCACATTGAAAATAATACTTAAGTTTTTTTATCATACTTTCACCTATAACCTTTCAAGTAAACTTAAAAGCAATTTTTTAATCACTTCATTTTTTCTTAAAATTATAGTCATTCTCTCTTCATATCCCATCGGTCTTGAACTGCCTTGTTCTTTATTTGATTCAGTGGCTATTCCTTCATCAGTAAAAATAAACCTAATTTCATTTGATATGCCCAGTATTTCGTTTTGAGTTTCTTCTACTTTGCCCATAATCTGACCAAATTTAATTCTTTCTGGAACTTGTGGCATGGAATCATTTGTTAATGTTTTTGCACAATTTTCATAATCCATCATTTTTTTCTTCTCCTATTTAATTGATTTTTAAAATACTATCTAAAGCCATTCCAATAATTATCAGAATCATTCCGACTGATAATTTGAATCTTAAATATTCCTGGTCATCAGTGAATTTATACCAAAAATTTCTAACGTTTTTAATCATTTTCATACCTCTATTCCGCATAGGATAGTTCATCTTCAATTTGATGATTTAAATCATTAAGATCACAGCTATCATGTACCATATTATCAATCATCTCATCTTCGTACCCAGCTTCAATTAATATTTCAATGTTTTTCTTTAGCCTTTTTAATTCATCCATTTCACTTTTCACCTCCTTAAAAAAATCTTTCATTGCTAATGTCATGATATAAAGCCATGACAACCGGGTTAGCTCTGTTATATGATTCATCTTTCATTCCTGGAATATTAAATTCATTTTCCATTTCAGTCATTAAGACAGCTAATTTCTTACTTTTTACTTGTTCATCTTTACATGCGTTGATCATTAAAAATTGCTCTCTGTATTTTTGTATTGTATTTGACATTAATACCACTCTCCATTTGGGCACCAGTGTAACCAGTCTTTTCCTGTGAAATGTACTTCTAAGTGTGTTTTATGTTCTATAACCGATTTTGGAATCCATTTGATTTTGTAATCAAGGCCTTGACAAGCATTATGTCTTTTATACATACGTTGGAACAATTTTTTAGCAGTTTCGGATAACTTGTCATAGCCTTTTACTTTGTTAAAATCAATCTCAACGTAAAATGAATCACATTCATTGATTAATTTGTAGCCAGGGTTTTCTATTTCGAACCTTTGTATAACATTAATTCTGTGTTGTTCAAGCATTTAAATTGCCTCCTAATCTAAATAATTTCTACCAAAGATTTTCATGAACTCTTCTCTTGTATGCGTTTGTTCAAAATGTTCCTGACCAATTCTTTTCAGCTTTTTTAATAAAGAAGAATCTCTATGTATAGCTGTAGGTGCTAATGTATGACAGTTAGGACAAACTTTAATTAGTAAGCCATATTTTTCAGCAGATTTTTTATATGCTCCATTCATTAAGTGATGTGTTTCAAGCATATAATCTGATTTACATATGAAACATTCATCAGAGTTCCCAATATAACTTAATTTTTTGCTCATTAACTTGCCTCCTGTTGTGCTATACTAATTTTTTTTAAGTAACTATCACCTATCAATTTAACAAATGGATCGTAATAGCTTTCATTATCAACTTTTATTACATCTGATATTTCTTCACTAATTTTGTCTCCTGACTTTCGGTCATATATTACCTTCAATGTTGCAGTGTACATTTTACATACTCCTTTTGTGACGATTATTTTTTGTTGCGTTTCGTAACGTAAAGGGAAAAAAATATTTAACTATTTCTTCATCTTTAATTTTTAAGTAGTTAATTATTTTTTCAGCTTCTTCTAAATTAAAAGAGCTATATCCATTTAGCTTAGAATTTAAGGCATTTAAGCTCATGCCGATATCTTTTGCTAAAACTCTGTAAGTTACTTTATGTTCTCTCATTAATCCCTTTAATGCTGATAATTCAACACATTTTTCTCTTATCATAAAATCACCTCGTCTTTCGTTGCGTTTCGTAATAACATAATACTATTTTTGCAGAATGATGTCAATACTTTACGTAACATTTTTTTATTTTTGTTATTGCATTTAGCAACAAATAGTGGTAAAATGTTGTAAATAAAATGAAAGCGAGATTTTTAAAATGGATATTAATAAAGATATATTTCCTAAACGATTAAAACAAGTAATGGAAGAAAACAATCAAACTACTTATACTATAGCTGAATTGTTACATTTAACTCCTGCTACAATTTCAAGATATATTAATGGACAAATGTCTCCTAAAATTACTGCAATTGAAGCACTTGCTATTCATTTTAATATAAATCCGGCATGGCTTATGGGTTATAATGTTCAAAAAGAAAGTTTAACATCAGATAGTAAATATTTTGTTGATTATTATAGAAAAGAACAAAATGTAAAGAAATATATTACTGAAACATATGGAAAAAATGCAGTAGAATTATTACAAGATTATAGTGAGTTAAATGACACTGGAAAATTTGAAGCAAATAAAAGAGTACGTGAATTAACATATGTTGATGATTATTTGCTATCACCTATTAAAGATAAAGATATAGACTTTGAAATAATTGATATGGCAGCTCATGATGATTATAACGCTATTACAGAAGATCCATTTAACGCTATTGATGATATAAAGGGAATTTTAAAAAAGGCAGAACAGCAAAGAAAAAATAAAGGAAAATAAACATCTTCGGGGGAATTTATGACTTATGACCAATTAGCTGAAATTACAGAAGAAGAAGGCATAGAGTTAATAGAATATAATTTCAAAAGCTCTTTCAAAGGCTTTTATATTGATAATATTATTGCTATAGATTCAAAAATTAAAATTACGATAGAACGAAAATGCATTCTAGCTGAAGAATTAGGACATTATTTTAAAACATCAGGAAATATTACTGATTTGAAAAACGTTTCTAATAGAAAACAAGAAATAAAAGCAAGAAGATGGTCCTATGAAAAACTTATTCCATTAAATAGCTTAATTAATGCATCATATTCAGGATGTACAAATTTATATGAATTGGCAGAATATTTGGAAGTTACAGAAGAATTTTTAAAAGAAACATTGAAGTTTTATCAAAGAAAATATGGTCTTTATGCTGAAGTTGATGATTATTGTATATATTTTAATCCGTTAACGGTTTGTAAATATAATTATAATTAGGAGGTTACTATGAATTTTTTAATTGAAACGCTATTGATTTTATTATTGATTATTGCTTTTATTTTGATATTTACTATAGGAGTTGTTTTTTGGTATGTGATATTTCCAATATTAATCATATTTAGTATAATAAGAACTTTTAATAGAACACAAGAACAATACAAATATGATTTGAAATTTTGGATAGAATCATTAAACGCATTAGACTTTTTATTAATAATTGCATACATAGTATCTCTGGGATTGTATTTCATTTCAGATGATACACAGCAGCTAAGTTTATATATAAATATAGGTACTTTTATTGGATTTATTTTTAACTCAACAAATAAAAAAAATTATTTTATAAAAAGAAGTAAATTGCTCTTCCATATGTAGATTTTAATGAAAGCAATAGATTTATTATTGGTAAAATAAATGACATTATAAAATATGATTTATATCCTGAAGATCTAGAGTTATTGAAAAAAATAAAATCTAATGATATGAAAATCAATAAATTTGATGAAGATGAAAATTTAAAAGACTCAATATATAGACTAACTAAGTGTAAATTTATAGATAAAATTAATATTGAACAAAACTCATACGAATTAAAAATCAACCATAAAATTAATCAATATTTGGATAATCCAAAAGTTTTATTTCAACTAAATGTGAATAAAGGTGCATTATGATAAAAGCAGCAATATACGCAAGATATTCCTCTGATAATCAACGTGAAGAATCAATTGATGCTCAAATTAGAGCAATGAGAGAATATGCTAGTAAAAACAATATTTCAATAATAAAAATATATGCAGATGAAGCTAAATCAGCTACAACTGATAACAGACCTCAGTTTTTACAATTGATTAAAGATAGTAAATTAGGTTTGTTTAATGTTGTTATGGTTCATAAATTAGACCGTTTTGCTCGTAATAGATATGATAGTGCATTTTATAAACATCAACTTAAAATGAATGGAATTCGTATTATTTCAATATTAGAAAACTTGGATGATAGTCCAGAATCAATAATACTTGAATCTGTTCTTGAAGGAATGGCTGAATACTATAGTGCTAATCTTGCAAGAGAAGTAATGAAAGGTATGAAAGAAACTGCCTTACAATGCAAACATACTGGTGGTACACCTTTATTAGGATATGATGTTGCACAGGATAAAACATATATTATTAATGAATACGAAAAACAAGCAGTTCAATTAATATATACTTTGTACGCTCAAGGATTTGGATATAGTTATATTATTGATGAGCTTAATAAAAGAGGTTTCAAAACAAAAAAGGGCAAAGCTATTGGGAAAACCAGTATATATGAAATCCTAAGAAATGAAAAATATGCCGGAGTTTATGTTTTTAATAAAACCAATAGGCAGAAAATGGGCATGTGTATAAAAAAAGATAAGAGTCCTGAAGAGATAATTAAAATTGAAGGTGGAATGCCTCAAATTATTGAAAAAGAGCTATGGGAAGAGGTACAAATGAAAATGGATAAAATGAAACATGCTCCTGGAACAACAAGTGCTAAAGAAATTTATTTGTTAACTGGTCTTATTTTTTGTGGAAATTGTGGCGGTGCCATGGTTGGAAATAGAAAACATGCTGGAAGAAATAAGGATTTATACATAACATATGAATGTTCTACACGCAAAAGGACTAAACAATGCAGTGCTAAATCAATAAATAGAGATTATATTGAAAACCTTGTAATAGAAGATCTAATTGCTAATGTATTATCTCCTGAAGCAATAAATTCTTTATCACAAAAGGTTTATGAATATGCCTTAAAACAACAAAAAGAAATTATGGATGATACTAAAATATTTGAAAAAGAAATTAAAGAGGTACAAGACCAAATCAATAACATTGTAAATGCTATTGCTTCAGGTATGTTTCATCCTTCAATGAAAGAGAAAATGGATCTATTAGAAAATCGAAAAAGTGAACTTACTTTATATTTGAATGAAGCTATTTTACAAGCTGAAAAATATGCTCCAAAAGTTGAAAATATTGAAGAGTATTTGAAGAAAGATTTTAATTTGCTTGATAAAAACAAAACTGAAATAAAAGAAATAATAAATACTTACATAAAAAAAGTCCTCGTATTCGAGGACAAAATTGAAGTCCAATATATTGTGGACTTCACTAATGGAGGCGGTGGGAGTCGAACCCACGTCCGAAAATATTTCCACAAGACTTTCTCCGAGTGCAGGACACATTTTTTGTTTCGCATTGACTTACGCCTATGTCCGGGCTTAAGTCTCAGCTATCTTCGATTGTACAACTTAAGGTCGAAGAGCCCCTTAAATCGTTCCCTGCTTTAG